AAATGATCCTCTTATGACTGCGTATCCAGGACTTATATTTACTGTAGGTGCTTCTGGAATTAATAAAGGTCAAATGGTTAAGAAATTTGTTCCTTTCAATAATGAAGAAGGATGGCATGTTCCAAATATTATCCTTCAACAAATTGAACACGCTGAAATGCAGAAATTTAAAACGGTTACTATGCCTAATGGCGAAAAACAATTAGAACCTTACATTACTAAGAAATTCAATGTACGGATTTTAGATCCTTTAACACCAGCGGAAATGGATAGGCTTACTGCGTCTCAAGCAGCTAACCCATCATTCCATATAGGGGATAACTAATGGCGATTACTATTGCTAATTTAACTGCCAGTGTTACTACGAGTGATGCCAATGTAGTAACAGGTTCAGGCATATTCGATGACATGATGGAAACTGTGAATGCGCACATGGCTGCGCAGTTTAATCTTGGTCGAATTACTGGCAGTGATTATGCAACAGTTTATTTAACAGCTATGCAAGCAACAGTACAACAAGCTGTGGCATTCACAATAGGTGTTCAAAAAGGTAATGCTGAAGAGTCTTTGCTATTTCAGAAAGAGATTACTGAATTTGCTCAAACCGAGAAATCAACTAAAGCTGCTCCTACAACTACTTCTGTAGCAGGAAGGGCAAATAATCTTTCTACTGAGCAAGCTAAAGGATTTCAATGGAATGCAGATCAAAAATATCTTAAAACATTATTAGATGCATGGGCTGTTAATATATCTACCGCTGGTGTAGCCTCTACTGGCGTAACGGCACTTAATGTAACTGGTACAGGTAATATAAATACCCAGATTACTAATGCTGAACCGACTGGGTAATCTCCCATGGGATTTATTGCAAGTGCCATAAGCTCAATCATTAACGTTATTGTTGATGTTATTGTCGGTATAGTTGAAGCAATCGTTCAAATAGTTGAAACGGTAATTCTGCTAATTATGGTGCTCCTTGGGTATGATACCGGGGGCACCCAAACTGTTGAATATTATGAAGTTCGTAACTACCCCCTTTTCGGTGACGTAGATAAGAAAAATCCTATAGCGCAATCCATCCTTCAATCTATATTGTCGGATAAAGATCTTTCTAGTACCTTAATATATAATCTTACATTTCGGAGCTTAAAAGGAAATATAAAAGAATTTATGGATTTCATAGAGGATGGGAACTACTTTGAAGGGTTCCCTGCTATTGATTCTTTTATTCTGATTATTAATTACACAGAATTAACTGCCGCTTTACAAACACTTAATGGTGTACCGTGTACTCCTGAAGCATCATATTTAAAAGCCCTATCTCAGTCTGATTGGATCAAGTATTGGTTACAAGAGAATAAAGAATATAATGTAGGGGCCAATACAATGGGTATTGGGAATGCAACTACTAGCACAACAGCAGCAACCCCCGCCGCAGATACCTTCCAGGTAATACCTTCTTTAAATCATTTTGATGTAAATATTACAAGTGAATCTGTAACTAGTGATGCTTTTGAGGCCGATCAACAATGGTCCGTTGATTTAGGCACCGTTGTATACAATGCAGTTCCTGATACTTACACCGTTCAAGTGTATAATGCAGCTGGAACAATAAGAACCCTGCCTTATACTGTACCAACTAAACCAGCTGAATTACATTATGTGTCTGACTATTATAGAGATAGTCTTCCTTCTCGAAAATACTCATTTGTATATAAAGTAGGAACAGGAGTATATAGTGATTTAGATACTATAGAAGAGCCTATTAATATAGATAATGCAGTATTACAGACTATTCCTGCTGTCCCATTAAGAATTAGTAATTCAAATTACACAACATTTGGGGCTACTAAAAAACAACAAATTGAAGATCTATTAGCTATTCTGAATTTAGATGCTAATGAGCTTATTACTGGGGTTCTGACTGACTCTGGATTAGCTGCTGGAGATGTAGATAATGTGTATGTGAATTTTGGTGTACGCATGTGGGATGACTCTCAGGCTGGAATGTCTTATCTATACACAATGTTTGAGAATTTATATCCTGCCCAAGGAACCACTCAAGGAACTTATGATAATACAGCTTCATCGGATACAAAACCTACTAACAATATACATACAACAACTGCCGATAATAATGCCGCTTTTCAATTTAACTACATTCAATATACGCATACTTCATTAGCTACGATTAATGCTAGTAGTGGAAGTACTGAAAACGGGATTTACTATTCCGATCTGTCTAAATTCGGTGCGGATGGGCTGTTAAAGTATAACTACTATAACTCATCAGGTAAAGGTACGTATAATGTCGGATATAAAGCAGATACGTTAACAGAAGTAGCTGCATTTTTAGCAGGCAATGGCACAGTAAATCCTGGTACTACTACTGCAGAAGCAGCTAATTGGTTACAAGTAACTACTCGGCTACCTTATAACGATCCTTCTCCTAGTTTATTAGAAGCAACTGGAACAGCTAGTACGTTAAAATTTTTAACTGCAGATGCAGTTTATGAAAATAACGGATCAGGAGTATTGAGGTATGTTCAAGAAGCTTCCGAGCAGACTACTTCAGGGCAGTCAATTACGTACTATTGTATCAAACCTAATGGGTTAGACGCGTATACAGTAGCTGCTCCTATTGGAGCTTTACGAGTAGTAGATGGAGATAGTGGTAGGTTTAAAACTGTTAAGTTTAATTTAGGGGATAAAGGGGATTTGATGGTCCCCTTTATATATACATTTGTTAAAGGATTATCACATACGCAGGTAGCTCAACTATTTTTAGCAGGAGCACATGTATCGATCTATATAGCCCACTATGAAGTAATTGTACATGCGGGTATGAGTTTCTTTGAAGCCCTTGTAATAATTATTATTCTTGCTGTTATCATTTATTTTACTTGGGGTGCAGATGGCGGAGCAACTACTAAAGCTTTTATTAAAGCATTCGGTGTTGCAGCGGCAGGCGGAGTTGCAACTCTTGTTAAATTTGTATTAACCAAATTAGTTACTTACGCTTTTAAATTCATAGTTCAAAGTTTTATTCAGCAAATTATAGCAGAAATAACAGATGACCCTATGTTACAGATGCTTTTAGGCATGTTAGCCAGTTTTGCTATAATGTCGTGGGAAGGTAATGTAACTTACGATGGTGGTGGTGGTGACCCTATGTTTGATGGTATGGGGGATATGATAGGTGATGTCACCATAACAGAAATGCCATCTGCTGGATTTAGTTTTAATTCCATGACTAGTTTTAAAAGTCCGTTATCATTCACTCCTTTACAATGGGCATCTCTAGGATTACAGGCCTTTAGCGGTGTAAGTTCTTTAAAAGCAACAGCTATTCAAACAGCTGCTAATGTCTTATCAACAGAAAGTACGGCTTGGAATAGAAATAGAGCGAAGAAATTACAAGAGATTAAAGAAATGGAGAATTTTCTTAATCAAGAAAATTACGGGATGTCTACAGCAGCAGCTACTCGGTCATCGTGGAGAATGCGTAATAATTCTAGTGGAATAAAGGCTGATCAGTTGATATTAGGAATGTTGGGATATGTTGATATATCATTACAGAGCATTGTAACCTCACCTGAGGTTACTTATGATCTATATGATGCAATGTTTGAATGATTTATCTAATGCAATTAAAAGCTTCATGTAGTAAGCTTTAAACGACAACTGTACTTATAAGTAGACGGAGGTAACAAATGGGAAAAGAATCTGTATACGGTAATAGAAGTACTGGTAATAAAACACAAAGAAAAATGCTAAATAGGATGCAAGAGACAGACTCCAAGAATTTTTATTCTTGGGAGCAAGATCCTATTAATTTGGCAAGAGCGAAAGCTGCTACAGGTAAAGATAATTATAATCCGTTTGCTTTCACTGGTGGAGACTCTAATACAGGTGACTATGAAGGAACAAACTTTAATAATGCGCTTGGTAAATGGGATTTTTCTACCAATAATCAATATGGTGGAGATAAGCTAAGTAGAATGTCTCAATCTGGCATATACCCTGGTGGGTTTAACCAAAGTAGTATGAACCCTAATCCCGGTAGCTTTGGTAATAGTTCTGGGATGCTAGGTAAAATTGGTAATTATATAGGTGATAACCCTATGGATGTAGCAAATCTAGGATTAAATATATGGGGGCAAGTAAATCAAAATAAGGCCCTAAATCAAAATGAGCAATATTTAGGTGATGTTAGAAAAGCGATGGAATTTGATCAAGCTGATGTGAATAGACGTTGGGATTTAGCTATGGGCGACTATAAAGTACGACAAGAAGATCAAAATCAAACCCGAACAGCACAAGGGATGAAAAATCCATATGCTAATGTTGGGCATGAATCAGTATAAGGAGAAACTATGTCAGTACTAAAAGGAAATATATCATCAGTACTTAGACGAGCTGATAATACATTATTAGATAAATACGCTGCAGGAAATAAAAGAGATGCTGATTTGAGAGCTGCGCAAGTTGCAAATGCTAAAGCCTCGCTTACTCAAGTCGGTGCTAGTGCTGATGCGGATACTCAATTACTTCTTGCTCAACAAGATACCAAAGAGGGCGTACAAGATGTATTAGCTAATCAATTAGGTATGTTTGCAAATAAAGGAGTAGCTGCACAAACAGCTAGTGCAAGAGAGAAACTCTTGGCAGATCGAGAAACCACAGCTTTAAATAACTTTAAAACAGAGCTAGGAAATAAAGATCTACTAGAAGGCTTTCAAAATAAACAACAAATTAAAGACGAACTTAAAGAGCTTGGCCAGTATCAACCAGGTACTCCTCAGTACAAAGAAGCATTAGAAAAACATCATCAATTTAATGTAACTAATGCTGTTCCTGATAAACAAATTACTGACATATATAGTCAACAATTTACTAATGCTGATATCCAAATAAGGCCCGAAACTATTCAAGCTGCTATAGGAGCCGGAGTAGACCCAACTAACCCAGATAGCTTTACTACTAATGCTTACAATACTGCCGTTAAAACTATTTCAGATAGATTACAAGGGCAGTGGACAGGGATACAGGATAAATCAGTATTTGATGCTAAAGCTAAAGATTTACTTAGTAAGTCTCAATGGGGTCAGAACTTTGATCGTCAAACTACGCTTGAAGCTGGTCAAACTACTCAAGAGGTTAGATTAAAAGATTATGCTGGTAAGATTACCCAATCTATTAATTTAGCGGCACAAACTGGGGATCAAACTGGCGTTGATCGAAATATTAACGAATTATTAACTTTTGCTAGAAAAAATAATATAACTGGTGAAGCACTTGCACCTTTTAATGAGTTTATTAATATAGCTCTTGAACGAACAGTATCAGATCCTGTTGCACTTTTTAACGAAGTAAATCCACAAAGTGAATTTACAACATCTGACGGGCGTACTCCATACATCACTCCAGTTCAAGCTAATAAATTAAAAAATAAATTAACAGAACGTTATCGTGAAAAATTCCCAAATTTGAGTGATGCATCTTTAACTGCTCGAATTAAACAAGACTTTAAAAAAGATGGCAACCTTGCGTTTGCAATACAACGTGGTGAAGATCTCGCTAAGTTCCGCTCTAAAGGAGTAGCTGATGAAATGAAACAGAGCGCTGCGTTTAAAAGCGGTCAAACTGGCGTATTGCTAGCTATGAGAAGGGATGGAAGAAAAGGATACATCAAAGATCAGTTGGTGGCTAAATTAGGCAAATTTATGGATCCTGATGGGGATGATTACAGAAAAATTATTAAACAAAGTAGTAAAGTAATTGATAGATTTAAACAAATTTTTTCTCAAAAAGGTGGACCTAATGATGGTCAATTTTTATTACAAGATACAGAAGCAGAAGAAGCTTTTAATTTAGCAATTAATAGAGCGATATTAGGTCAAGGTGCGTTAAGAAATGATTTCTTTACTCCAAGTGATTTGGTTATGGGCACATCTAGCCAAGATGCAGAGAAACTGACTGATAGAGAATTACTAAAACTATTTCTTGAAGGATTACCTAAAGCATCAGCATCCGTCAGTAATCTTGATTTAGGTAGTAATCAACCCTTAAATGTTACAAAAGGTATTAAAGATTTAAGAGCATTTGCAAAAAATGCACAACAAGAAGTGAACGAACAGGGGACATTAAGTAATTGGCAATGGTGGGAAAAAGCAAAAGATCTTGATCTTGAACTTAGTCTTAATAGTGGAAGAGAAATTGATAACAGAGTCCTTGGCGGAATTGTTCAAAAAGGAGTCAAAAACCTAAAGCAGGCACTTCAGTAAACTTCTTCCTAAATTTCCTATGGATATAATGAACTCATGGCCCAGTCTAGTAACGATTCCATTATTCAGCAATTTTTAAATACTAGTACTCCTGTACAAGAACCAGATCCAAGTGCTTATGATTTTATTGGACAATCTGATACTGCAGTAACTACGCCCCCTCCTACAGAAGATACAATAGCCAGAGCTCGATTGGCTTTCGCTAAAGATACTTCTAAAAGAAATATCGATACAGCTAAGACAGTACTTCAAGCTAAAAAAGCTTTAGGTATTGATCCTCGTGTTGCAATGCATCAACAATACATGCAAGGCATAGACACACGCAATGAGGGGCCCAGTACTGAAGAAGTATTCAATTTGGAATCATATAAAGCTTTAGTTAGAGGAGCAGAAACCGGTGGTCAGGTAGATTCTAACACTGCACAAAATCCAAATTCATCAGCTACAGGAACGTATCAGTTTACGGAAGGCACCTGGGCTGGTTTAATGGCTAAGCACCCTAATGCAGGATTAATTGCAGATGGACGAACCAATAGAGCTCAACAAGAAATTGCTGAGGATCTTTTAGCAAGTGACGATAAAGACAATTTAGAAGGTAAAAATATTCCTGTAACAAATGGTAGTATGTATGTAATGCATACTCTTGGAGCAGGTAATGGAGCTACAATACTGCAAGCTGCTATGAATGGAGATACCAGACGAGCTGCAGAACTTGTACCTTCTCAAGTAGTAGAAAGCAATCCAACTTGGTTTCAAGATAACCCTACTCCACAGGGTTTAGTAGATCATTTATCAGGTCTTGTAGGTAGTCAACCAGCTACAGATCCTGTCACTAGTTTTACTTCAGGACGTATACCTGCTGATATTCCAGTAGAACCGGAACGCAGTGTAGGTTCTACGGCTGTGGAAGACTCTTCTGTTCCAAGATTACCGAAGCTTAAAGAAAACCAATCACCTACTCCAGTTCCTAGTGCATTTAAAAATGGAATAAAAGAGTTGCTTACAAAGATGGGGCTTCCTTCTTCATCCGCAGAACTAGATACATCTATTAGAAATTTTGCTGAAAAGTATCCTGATTTTATAACGATTGATGAAAGTGTTGATAGTGTAGATACAGCTAAACAAAATGAAGAAGCAATTAAAAAGTTTGTAGCTGAAAATCCAAAATGGGTAAGTATGGAGGGAGTAGATCCTGTAAGATCAGAGCCCGATGTAGAGATTGACCCTGTAATTAGTAATGCTCAACAAAAACTCATTGAATACGCAGAAGCACAGGCAGCTAACAGGCCTTCTACTGAACCTGCTTCAATACCAGAAGAAGTAGAAACAGGTAAACAATTATCAGCTCAAGAAAAACTTATTGCATACCGAAAACAACAAATAATTAAGAATCAAACGGCACCAAAAACATTTTCACAACGTATTGACGAAACAACTGTTAGTCAAAGTTTTAAAAATAGAATTAAGGAGCTAACTAAAGAACCTAGTTTTGTTTCTACGTCTAAAGTAACAAATATTAATGGCAATGTACTTACACATGCAAATGGAACATATTCAGCAATTATTAATGGAAAAGTAGTTAGTAATTTTCCATCAGAAGAGGCTGCTACATTTCATGAAATTTCTCATAATGCTAATTTAAGAATAATAGCAAATGGTGGATATGAGGAATGGTCTATGGGTGATTGGCAGAATATGTTACTGGGTGGTGTAGCTATGGTAGGAGAAGCTGGAGCTCGTATATTTATGGGCGATCCTACATTAAATGGAAAAGTACGTGAGTACAATGCGTTAAAAGGAAGTCAAAAGTTACTTAATGATCCTAAAACAGATATTAGTGAAGATGATCTTAAAAGCTATCGAGCTATTAGAAATAGTAAAGTATTAACTCCTGAACTAGAAGCATGGAAAAGTGATGCTAAAAATCTTATGCATTATGGAGTATCTAAATTTGATGTTATTTCTAACCTAGATAAAGAAGCTCAAGATAATGTTCAATTATCTAAAGATATTGAAAAATTAGGTAATGAGTGGAGAGAATTTTTTCCAGAAAATGATGCAGGATGGCAGGGCTCACAAGCTGCTATTGATTTAATTGCAGCTAAAAATGGTGATTGGGCAGGTATCTGGGAACTAGTACAAAACCATAAAATGGCTCATGTTAAAAAAGGTGTAGGTAGTGCTGCTTATTCAATGGCCTTAATGTCTAATGGTGCTGCGGCAATACCAATATTAACTACTTTTGTTTTAGATGAAGTTAGAAGAGCTAAAATTGAATGGATAGAGAAAAATGGCGAAGAGAATTTTACAGAAGAAATTGAAGACAGGCTTGAGTGGTGGACTACTGGGCAAGTACTAGTTCAAAAAGCAAGTGTAGGTATTTTAGATAGAACTATTGGGGCTGTCTTGCCTGGGCGTAAAGCTTGGATGAAAAAATCAGTAGAATATATTGATAAAGTTACTCCTGCTTCTATTAAAAACTTGCCTATGTTTGTTAAGAAGCCTGTCGCTGCAGCAGCTACAATAGGTTCTGGTGGTGTAGGTGAAGGAACTACAGGTGCTCTGGAAGTAGTATTTAAGGCAAAAGCAATGGGAGAGGAAGTTAAAACTCTTGATGTTGGTAAAGGAGCAGCTGGAGAATTTTTCGGAGCTGCAGGAATGACAGGTCCAATGATTGCTGGTCGTATTGCTAAAGGTACATACGATGTTGCAAAATCTCCTTCTGCTAATGCCCAAACTAAAAAGGACTTAGAAACTATTAAAACTAAGTTGGAATCTGATCTTAAACGGATTGACGACCAAGAGAAATCTATTAATCCGAAAGATATAGCTAACTTTGAATCATTACAAAAAGACGTTAGAGAAATAGAAGAGGCTTTGGCTCAATTACCTAATGCATCAATTGATAGATGGGGGCAAGACGCTGAACCAAAATTAACAAGTAATAATAAAGTAATTCAAGAATTATTTAAAACATATGGACCTCTAATTAACGATAGTACCTTTTCAATTCAAGATGCATTAACTGAGATGCAGCAACAATTGGAAGAGCAATTAGATGGTAAAGGTACTGAATTAGACGCATTTGAAAAACGTTTACCTACCCCTATTGGCAAAGAACCTACACTTAAAGAAAAATTAAATCGTGGTTATGTATCAGATTTATTTTCAGATAAAAAGAAAGATACATCTATTAAAGTAAAAGATACTCAGTATGGAAAACAAAAAGTAAAAGAGATTAAAAAACTTGAAGCAGAAATCAAACAGATTGAAGATTCAGATATATCTGAACCCCAAAAAATTATAGCTTTAGATATTAAAACTAAACAACATAATAAACTGTCTGTTCAAGTAGAAGAAAGGGCTAATTCAGATTTATTAAAATCTGAGAAACAGCATATTAAAAATCAACTAGCTAAAAATGAAGAACAACTTAAAAGTGATTATGCAGCAGGTAAAAAAGGCAGCACTATTCAAGAGGTCCTTAATACTCAAATAAATAGACATGCTGGAAAAGATATCTCTGATGAAGAAGTTGGTACTGTTCTTAAAGAAATACAAGTAACAGCTGACCCAAACAACCCAGAGTATCTGCCTTTAGATGAAGAGACTGAATATGGTAAAGGCGATATTGTTGACTTAAAAAATACGGATAATGAAGAAGTTGACTCTTCACAGGGCTACATAATTCAGGAAGTTTTACCAGAACAAGCAGACGGTAAAGTACATGTACGGTTAAAGGGCGTTGATGAAACTGTCCCTGTAGATCAATTAATTAACCGAGTTAGAACTAATGAAGATCCTCGTAATACTCTGGAAAAACTTGAAGCACTAGCACAACGAAATTTAAGTGATGCTTCTAAAAAGCTAGTTCAAGCTGAGTTTGATAGATTAGTTAAACAATACGGCCCTAAAGAAGAAGGCAAAACTGGCAAAACATTTGGTTCTATAGATGATAGTCAAGAAGAGATTGATGCATTGTCTATTGATGAAACAAAGAAAAAAGAACAAGCCGCTAAAGATGATGCAGCTTCTACTCCTGAAGATCTTGAATTCTGGAAGCAAGAAGTTGAACGAAAAATAGAAAAAGCTAATAGAGCTAAAAAAGAAGAGCAAGCAGATAAATCATTAGCTAGTGTACATGAAGAAATTCTAGAAGGTGATTCTAAGAAGTGGAAAGGTCTAGCTACATATTATGAAGAGATAATTAATGCCTATAAGAATCTAACAGATCCTGTAATTCGTGAGAGAAATATTAGATCAATTACATCTAAGATGGAGACTCATGCTGGGAATTTAACTGCTAAAGTAACAGCGTTTAAACAAGCTAGAGGAATACCCAATTTAGCATCTGGTATGGGTGCAGTTGTTGTGGGTTCAATAGATGAAAGTTCACCGAGAGGTGTACGAAAGATGAACTACAAAGTACAAACTATGCCTTTAACAGAAGCAGATGCAAAAGCTGACGCTAAAGCAAATGGAACGGAATACAAAGAAGGGCAATCATTTGAGTCTCGTAAATCAAATGGGCAATTTGTGACACTTATTAGTGATGAAGCACATAAGTTTGAGAACTTTACTATTAAGCCATCTGGTGGCCTTATTGCTACATTAGAATCAGAAGCTGATTATGGTAAATTAATCATGGGTACAGTACGTGGGTATAAGAATACCTCCATGGCCCAGAAAGCTGCTAATCAGGAAATTAAGATTGAAGCTAAGCAGAAGGTGTATGACCAGTTAGTTAAATTAAGAGGAACACTTGGTCGTGTTGTCACTGAAGTAACAGAAGAAGATCGATCAAAGATTACAGTAGATAAACCAGGAGACAAAACACAATCTTTAAAAGATCAATTAGAAGCAGCTGAAAAACTATTAGAAAATACGGCAAATGCCTTTAATGAGACAGAGGATACCGATGAAAATAGGCCAATACTTCAAGAGAAAATTGAATCCCTCAAGACAACAATTGCAGGTCTTAAAGCCAGAATTGCGGAAGAATCCGCAGAAGATGACTCTAAAACAAAAGACGGTGACTCTCCAGGAAAAGATAAGCCACCTGAAGGTCCTCCTCCAGGTTCTGATGAAGTTGCTCCTGATGTGCGAGAAAGTGCTGAATCTACAGAAGGTAAAAAAGGAGAGCAACTCGAATTCCCCTTCACAGGAAAGAATTTTATAGAGACTGCTACTCGTATGTACCATGCTGTTATAGATGCAGTATCAAAAGAAAATTTAGATAAAGCTCTTGGATTAGCTGGTAAGAAATTTATTGATCTAGTTAGTGTAGGTAAGAAGACTACAATCTTAGGATTACAGAATTTAGCTGATACGGATTTTGAATCAGTAGCTAAATTATCTAAAGCTTTAGAGGGACTAGGTATTAATGCTAAATCAGCTACAATTTTAGCAAATAGATATGTTAAATTTTCAGCACGTTTTAGAGATACCTTGTATCACCGAGTTAAAGAAGGGGGACATGTTGTACTGCTAGATACATCTTTAGATGCTGAAGAAAAACTTAAATATGCTGGTATTACTTTTGTTATTGAATCTATTGATGGTGAAAATGTAACCATAAATAGTCCTAATGCTAATAATAGTAAATCCCTCACAGTTCCTCTTAGTGAGGTAATGGATGTAGATAATTACGCTATTAGGCAACCTTTATCATTACTCTATCGAGAAGATGATAAGCCTGGAGCCAACAACCAGCAAGGCACTCTACCTAATCAAGTAATATTCTCAATGATGGTTGGGGCAATGTCCTGGAGACAAAGAACTAGTGACAATAATAGATTTGGGGACAATGACTTTAAAATGGAAGCCTTTCTTTATGGAGGGGGTCAGAAACTAGATCAAAATGAAAAAACAGAATTAGGTAAAATCGGTTATGGGTATAATGATGTAGCTAAGCAAATCGGCCATGATATCTCTAAAATGCTACATCTATCTCCTGAAAAAGCTTCAGGTGAACTAACACAAGAAGGCATAGATATATACTTTGAACATTTACTCCCTGCTCTTGGTATGGCTGCTATTGAAACGGCTCAGGGTAATGATTCCGAAGCTTACTTTATTAAAGACATACACAAATGGGATTTTGCTGAAGCTAGTGCAGAAGGTAGAATTTATAATAACAATCCGGAAGGATCTCAAGCAGACAAAGATGGATTAGGATATAGACATCTTAAAGTAAATGAAGACCGGCCTCCTTCTGATGAGGGGCTAACTGCAGTATCTGATCTCACTACAGCACTTGAGTTAGATATTCATTCTACTGCTGGTCCATTACAAACCCCACAAGACATTAAAACTAATGTATCTGGTACTTTTGGAGATGTACCTCTAGAAGTTCAGAGACTTATGAAAAAACTCCATAAGGTTGAGTGGAGTAAGTCTCAACCAATGGATATAGTTAGTGATCTATTTGAAGACCACCATGATGTTTTAAAAGAAATCATGGGCATTGAGGAATTATACGAAACTAGTGATAAAGCACCTAAGAGTGATAATAATGAATACATATATGTATTAGATAAAGAAGGTCAACCTCAGTTAGATAAGAAGGGTGACCCTATTAAAAAAGGGAAATGGCATCAGTATGATATGGAGTCTAAGGAAGCTTCTAATAGAGATAAATTAGATAGTTTAAAACGACTTGTAGAAGCCAATGATCGGGTTGAATTAGATAAATTCTATTTTACATACAGCCTTCAAAATCATCATAGAATTATGCAAGAAGGCAGTATTAATCCTCAAGGAAGT